TGATTAAGTGCAATGTTTTGTTGCCAGATTCCCCAAACTGTTGCAAGATTTGGTGCACATTCTATATCTAAAAGTAGTATCTTCAAGTAACTCTCCTAGTGTTGAGATACTTTATTATATACCTAAAAACAATTTACGTTCATCTAATCTTCTTTTTTGTAAACCTCTTAGTATCTTACCACCAGCTCTACAATACTTTACTAGCGAATCCATAGCCGCTTCTTTATCGCCACGAAGCAACGCTTGACGGATGGTTGAACGCTGAAAGCATCCAAGACCCAAATTAAAGCAAAAGCTAACAAGAGCATCAAATTCATGTTGTCTAAGAGGCACGTTAGGTAACATCTTACGTACTCCCAACTCGAAGCGACGTAGGTCTCGTTTAAGAATTGCATCTATTTCAGCCGGTGTAAAAGTGCGATTCCACTCTGAAGGCAAAGACTTACCATCACCGATAAGATGACCAACACCGACAGTCCACAAACCAGCAGGGCAACGATAAGGCTTGTTCCTAATTCCTTCATGATGTTTAATAAGTTGTATGCAACCATTAGATACTTTCACGTTTTTTCTCCCAAGTGCGAGAACCAAAGTAGAAGCCAATAATTGACGCTACTATGCTCATCTCGTCACTAGAGAATATGGCATCCATTGATTCAGGAGTAAAGCCACCAGTAGATTTAACTGCCCATACGAAACCTGCTATATCTACAAACACTAATAAACCTACGAATGTAAACGCTACAATAGGTCTTACAGAAGCATTTAAAGTCTTAACCCATGGTGCAGCTTCAGCAACAAGTTTAGCATCATGTGTGTATAATGCTTCACGTTCTTGTGCGTACGTTTCTGCGTACGTTCCTTCTAACTCAATTTCAGCAATCTTTTCTTGAGACTTAAAGCCTTGTTGAGCCATTAATAATGCTTGTTCATTCTGCATCTTTGCCATATCACGTTCATGCTTTTGGTCACCCTTTTGTTGAAAGAAACCAAGTAGTGATGGTAAGCCTGAAGTAGCAAAACCTAAAATACCTGAGATAATACTAAACATCTATAACTCCTTTGGATCATAACCAAGATTATTGGCTATGCGTTTTTGTAGTTTTAAAAATAAACCTTTATGACTTACATACTTTTCTGTTCTAGGTGATTCTAAATAACAGATCATATGTATAATTTCATGTGCTAAAGTCTTTATAACTGTATCTAAATGACCACACTTAGCAGTAGATATAGTAATAATATGTGGCTCACCTGATTCTGGTGGTTGATATTCACCACACATAGTATCGTCATGCACTACTACGAAATCAACCTTACTTGCAGGTGGTAACTTATATTCGTCAAACACAGGAAACTCTATTAAAGCTGAATATAGATTAGCTATATTGTTCTCTGTGATAAACGTCATGTTAATTTCCTAGTGGATTTGTAAGTGCTTTCTTTAGTTCTTTCATATCTTGTTTGACATTAACTACATTGTCATTAGTAACTCGTTCTGCGCTTTTAGCAATGCCATTAGCTTCTATAGCTTTACCTAAAGCATCATTAGCTTTCTCTACAGCTCTGTTATTAGACATCATCATTTCAATAAGACGATTATCTGTAGTATCTGCTCTTTTTTCTAGTACTGTAATTCTTGTTTCAACATTACTCATTTTCTTGACTTCCTCTATCGTAGAGTTTAAGTCGTTGAAGAGGGTAATTCCGTAGTAAACTGGTCCACCTACTGCGGTTAATAGAATCGAACCTATCACCAATAGTTGTTTCGGTGTAAAGCGAGAAAGTAATGTCTTGAATTCGTCCATACTCATTTTCCTGTTCTAATTTTATTGTTTCTTGTATCTGATCTTGTTGCATGTTATAGGCTTGGTTAATAAGCTGTAGACTCATAACTAATCCAAAGCCAGGTACTAACTCTTTACCTTTAGGTACTTCTGGTGTTTTTATTTCTAGTTTAGTTTCAGACTTTGTTTCTATCTTAGGTCTATCTATAACCTGTGTCGTTGTAGTATCTTTTACCTGTACGGTTGCTACCGAAGTAGTTACTGTTTCCGGTGTCGTTTGCAATGCAGTCAGTTCCGGTGCAATTACAGGTTCTATTGGGATTAATGGTGCAGTTGTGACTTGTGCTATCGGACTGTTTGGATTCAATGGTGATATTGGACTCACAGGAGATTCCACATTTGTGGGATTTGTGATAGATTTCACACATGTATTTGAAACTTGAATCCAAGAACCCCATACAGGAGTTGCATAAGGATCTTGGCAGATTGAACTGCGAGATTCTTGTATTAACCCAACATATCCAGCTTCGCATGTTAAAGTTCTGTATTCTGTTGCTTGGAAACACGTTGGCGGATCTTGGACACAATTATCAGAAGCTGTTGTCCAATCAGACCAAGAATTCGTTTGACAAGTATAAAACCTGCTTTGGTTAATGCCACCACTATAGTTAGGAAGCTGACAAGCAATGGTTCTATTTTCTGTTTGATCTTGACAAACTGGTGTTTGATATATTGAGCAATACGGATCGTTAGGTCTATACCACGTGCAATAATGATCTTCAAGAGCATCACCAACTGCAATGTCATAGCATACCATTGAGCCACTTTGATACCAACCTTCTGGCGTAGTTGAGAAATTACAGTACCAAGCATAAGCATTACTCCTTATTAGTAGAAGAAACAGGAAGGTTATAATCCTCACCATATAACTTTTTAAACCTCTCTGGGTATTTAGCAAACCATGCTTTTTTAGCTGCAGGACCAACAGCACCCATGAATGGACATGGACTTCCTGACATTTCCATAGCGTTCCATACTCTGTCATCTTGACATAATAAAGATACTGCTGCTACTTTTAGTCCACCTGCATTAAGGGCATTAAACAGCTTTATACGTTCACAATTTTCATCAGTAATGGTAATACCACCACTTACAGAAATAACACCTGTATTAGCTCCGCCACTCACTCCAGAACGACACATATCATTAGAGAATCCTGATATGCTTGGAGCCATGGCAGAAGGTACTGGCATACCTCTGTTATTAATGGTAGTAGTATCAGCGTGTGCTGTATGGATTAAACATATTAATAAACATACAATAGTTAACCAATATAATATTTTCATTTTATACCATTAGTAAGTAAGTAAACAATAATGAAACCTGCTGTTCCTAATAATATTTGTTCTAATCTTTTTAGTCTTGCGTTTATTTGCTCATAACGTAACGCACAAACTTCTTCATGCGTAGTTAAACGTGATTCTGTATCTGTCTTCACCATTCTATTCCTTATTCGTTATTTTGTGGTATTAATGAAAGTAACCCTGCTTGTTGTGGAGTCAAAGGTATTCTAGGAATAGGTGGTGTAATAGATCTTATGCCACGTGTAGTTTTACCTGCTAATGTTCCTAAACCTAACGCTGTTTCACCCATAAGTCTTGGTGATGATAATGCTAAAGCAGGGATAGTTAATGGATTAAATGTTAAAGCACCATAACCACCAATACCTGTTGCTGCTGCACGTTGAATACCTCTAGGTGTCAATGAACTTAAAGATTGTGCAGCTAAATTAGGAATAATACTTGTAGCACCTTGTCTTTCTAATTCTTGCACTAAAGATAATCTTTGACCATAATTAGTATTTGCATTGTTACGAGTAATGCTTTGTAATTTTCTTACTGCTGTATCAGCAGCAGCATTTTTACCTAAAGATAATGAACGTTCAATTTCTTTAATAAGTTGACTAGCCTCTGAATATTGTTTCATTGTATTTTCATATACAGGAGCTTGTTTAACAATTTGATTTTTTACAGAGTTATACATTTTTTCTGCTATAGTTCTAGCAGATGAACCATATTCTTGACCTTCAACAATATCACCTATACGTTGTTTTAGTGCATCTAACCCTTCTGGTGTATGAAATTGTGCAGGGTCTTGTTTAGCCCAATCATTAACTACTTGTGATATTTCTTGTTGTGTTTTAACTGTACTTGGTTTAATAACTTTACCTTTAAATGTACCTGTTTGTTGAACGCTATTTAAATCATTTAAAATAGGTGTCATATCTAAAACTGTTCTGTCAGTTTTAAGTTTAGACATATTATCTACATACTGTGCATTTTTAGTAGCTTTAATTTGACCTAACGCATTTTGAGCATTTTCTAATACATCTGTAATTGGTGCTTCACCACGTAAATGTGCTTTAAATGGTGTTACCACATCAGGTACATTTTCATATCCTGTTTTAAATGCTTGTTTAATGCTTTCACCACCAGCACCTGTAGTTAATCCAATGCTTTCAGCAACAATATTTGTTCCAGTTTTAAATGGTTTTTTAACAATATCTGATGCTGTATCTAATACTTTTTGTGAAACATCAGCAACTCTACTAGCTCCTGTT